TTTTTATAGACTCTTCATCTAATAACTCAGGGTCAATTTTAGAATCAATAGTCCACTCATGTTGTACATCATCAAGTGTAATCATAAAAAATTTAATTCAATATTTGTTGGAAAGGTGTAATCCAGTCTTCGCTGGGGTTAGTTACGACTATAACATCCATGTTTCTAGCATTTAATTTTTGCATTAACAAATCATGAGATGCTTGTACAGTATTCATTGTCATACTTCCAGATGTATCTACATAGACAGCAATCTTAGATCCATTTGGTAATTTATCTAGGCCGCATATAGTATACCAATCTGAAACATTATTTGCATTACCACCATCTCTATTAACAGCAAGAGGCCCAAATGTCTTATCAGTTTTTTGCGAACCAACAAATGATGTATCTGTAATTGTTATATTAGGACTTGTTGCAATAGTTGTAGTTTCTAGAAAATCTTTAACTGCTACATTAAAAACTTCAGATCCTTCAGTCAAACCATCTCTACCAATATATAAAGTTTGAGTTGCTGCATTATTATTAATAGTAACATCTACGTATGTTATAGCATTAAATTCTGCAGCAGCTACTGTAGAAACATCAGAAAATATTGTAGAATTTCCAGTTACATATTGTGGATAAAGTCTTACCTTTGTTCCATCTGGAACTCCACTTGTAGCAATAGCAAATGTAACAGATTCAGAAGTAGATGCACTAGATTCATTTACAGTTGTTTTATTTGGAGTAATAGATAATGACCAAGCAACATTATTAACAGTAACAGTATTCCAAGTTCCTAATACTATACCAGTTATAGAATTTTGTCTAAGTTTAACTATAAGGGTTTCTGCATTATCTACAACAAAATCTTGTCTTATGGGAATACTTAAAGTACCAGTATTATTATTAATTTGGAAAGAACCGTTTAAACTTTCTATATCTGCATTAGTAGCTGCTGTACCTTCTACTGTATAATATAATGTATATCCATTTGGAACACCTGTTGTATTAACAGTCCATGTGGAACTAGTTGCTTCATTTACTGGTGTAGGGGATAAAGCTAATGTATAAGATCCTGTAGATGTATCTGTAACACTAATTTTTGGACTACTTCCTAATACTACATTAGTATTGGTAAAATCTACTATATGAAAATAAAAATGTTCTAATCCTTCATTAACTGTATAATCATCTTTTAATGTTACAGTTACAGAAGCAGCATTATTATTCACAGTCATATTTTTAATACCACCCATATTACTGGTAAAATCATTTACTGGATCTATTGAATTTAATCCATCCCCTTCTATCTTATATGGTATAGTATTTCCATTACCATATCCTGTTGTAGTAACTCCAAAAGTTGCAGTACCATTCTCATTTATAGTAATATCATTAGCTGGTGTTGTTATTTCTATAGTTTGAGATTGAGTAACCTGAATTAAAAAACCACCTATTGCTGATGCTCTACAATAATTTATTATAGATCCTTTTCCAGTAGTACTTTTAGTTGAAAAATAAAAACTACTATTTAATCCATATGCACCAGTATAACCAGTTCCCTGTTTCATTTGGAAGTAATTATCTGATGCAAATCTAATTTGTTCATACCCACCTCCAATTTTTAAATTTATATAATCACCTACAAATGAAGGGAAATATATAAATTTTCCTACCGCCATAAGACTAGTAATATCTATTGCTGCATCACCTTCATTTCCATCAAATAATACAACATGAACATCTGTATTGTCAGTTATTACATTAGTAAATGCACTATTTGTTGATATATGATCAAACATATCCTTCAAATCAGAATACTTGACAGTTTGTATATTGCTATCAAATTTCTTCCTATACTTTCTTAGTACAGTTTTAAAGTGATTTTTATTAGCATTAGTGGGTTTTGGCATATTATAATATTAGTAGTGTAGCAGCTCCTGCAGCTGCAATTAAAAGTGGTAATGTAGTTGAACCAAGTGCGGCAGATGCTAATCCATAATTTGGATTATAGAAATAACTAGATGTAGTAGTTGGAGAAAATCCTTGATATGCTACATCAACTAGAACTAAAGGTCTAGTTGGTAAATGTAAAAATCGAACAGCAACCTTAGATTTAAGAGCTGAGTTAAACCATTCATTCTTAGTTAATTGATGTCCACCAGAAATTATAATATTACCATCATCAAAAGTATCCCATGGCTGCATCCTAAATCCAAATTGTCCACTATATGGATCATCTGTTATCACTACAATTCTTCCAGCATAAGATCCAAATTTTGCATAAGCTCCAAGACTATTACTAGCATTAACTATTCTCTGAGAGAAACTTGTAAATGGTTGTGGATAATTACCTCCACCACCAAGAGTCATATTACTTAGATTTGTGGCAATTGGGCCATCAGAAGCAGCATAATCTGGTTGAAGAAATGGACTAGATGCTGTACCTACAGATAATGGTGACAAATAATCTGCCATTATTCCTTCTAAGGCAGAAGTTGGGATATAACCTTCTCTCCAAGCATTCCAAAACAAACAAGGTTTTGCAGCAAAAATTTCTGCTGGTGTCCATGTATTCTTAATATGCATTAATGCAACATCACCAATAGTATTGTTAAAAGGAAGACCTCTATGAACATTAAATGGATAATCAGTATCCGTAATATTCATTCCCATCATACTCATTATTGACTTTAACATTCTCCTAGCTTTTACTATAGGAGCAGCTACACCAAATCCAACTATACCTGCAACAGCCATAGCTCTAACAAGTCCAATTAAGAAATGTAAAGCATTATCTGTATTAAAATCTAATGCTACACCAAAATCATCTAAACCTGAAAAAACATAGGTATCTTTTAAAGTTAAATTACCAGTTGATGTATCCCATTCAAAAGCTTTATTTCCATAACCAAGATTAAAATATGTATTAGCAACTGCTGGATCCCAAGAACCACCAGATGCAGCTTGACTAAATCTAGTGTCATAATTAGATTTAAGCATTTCAGGTTCTGGCCAACAATCTAAATTACCTATTAAATTTGTCTTTTGTGTTGATGAAAGTGGAACTTCAAGTGGATTTGAAGCACTAGATCCTGGCCCTTGAGGGCCTGGTATTTGATGTAATATCCAAAATGCTAAAGTTTGTGCAGCAGTCCAATATGCATTAAGGTGTTGAGAATTTCCATATAATCTAGGATCTACTGCGTTACCTTGAAAACTACTTGATTTAACTAATGCATCAGTACTATTATTATACATTTCAGCTATAGCTGCTGGAAGTTGATCAAGTGTCTCTTTAAGATTTTCTGGTATTAATGCTATGTTAGATGTATTAGGTAAATCCCCAGCAGCTGGCATTGACGAATGACCTGCATAAGGTAAAACATCATAGTTTCCAGTACCTACAAATGTAAGATTGCCAAGAGGAGATGTACTGTTTGGTGTAAATTGTGCTGCTGAAAAACTCATAAATCTACCTTAGTTGGATCTGTTTCTTCTAAGAATTGTGGTGGTATATGTAAGTCACTTATTTTACTAGCACTATACATTGCATTATTACTTCCTTCCCCACTAGCATTTGGTTGTAATAACCAGAATATTCTATCTGGATAAGTATCTCTAAATGTTTTCCATTTAGCTGCCATTGAAAGATATGTCTGACTTCCTACATTTTCATCAAGGATAGCAATACAAGTTCTGTTAGCACTTGTCTGAGTGACGCCAGGTAATGTAGCAGTAGTAGTTGCCTCCGCTGTTAAATTATCAGCTGATGTTGCTGTAATCGTATATGATATAGTTCCGTTATATGATAAGTGTCGGATATCAGCAACTTTTAATGTAACTCCACTACCAGTAACAGAAACTGATCCAACTCCATTACCAATTACTAATGTTTCTGCATTAGTAGATGTGTAAGTTAAAGTTAATACATCCTCACCATCTACTGTTGATACCCCGCTATTTAACGTAACAGTTGGTGCTACTAGCGAGGACTGTTTAAAAAAAGTTGTCGCTCCTACCTCCTTAATATCAAATATCGAATATTTAAACGTGGCATCTATTGCAAAGTATTCTGTATCAGTATAAGTTGCATCTAGATTGAGTCCACCTAAACTTACTGGAAAAAGATCTTTAAAATATATCTCAAACTTCTTTTTAAAGTTAGAATCTAATATGAATAATGCTCCATCACTATATTGTTTTTCTTCATATGTTTCACCATCCGCAAAGGTTGTCCAGTCCTTATCTGATTCTGGATATCCCAGATACCTTAACCAATTATGAATTGATATATAATTTTTCATATCCTCATCAACTAAGAATCGGATTGAAAGATCATCATAATTTACCTCATCGCCTGGTTCAGGCAAACGCCTATACATCGTGGGTTGTTCTGCAACCGCAAGATTTAACGATGGAACGGTAACTGATTGACAATAATACGATACGCCTGGCAGTTTATTTAAAGTAAGTTGAAAACCAACACCAGATAAAAATTTAGACGGAGCGTTATCAGTATCTGCAAAATACGCCATAACCCTTTCTGATTATTTATACCCTTACTACGATGTCTCCATCGTCATCATCATCTTCTTCATCATAAAAATATCCATTAACCTTTTCCTGAAAAGATGGATCAACTGTAAATACTACATCTACATCTTTCTTTGTTTCAAAATTAACAGATAATAATTCTTCTGAATTTAGATCTACATCAGCCATCTCAGGATGGACAGTATAAGTTTTCCAGACACTTTCTTCTGGTTCCAAATTTCCGTGCATGATATCCTCCAAGTGCTAATATTATTTATTCATAAAAGGAAACAGTGTATTTCTCAATAGAACCAATAATGATTTTGTTGCACTTCCTTTCATCTCATTAAACATATCCATGTTTAATTTAAAGGCATAATTTGCCTCTTCTATTAATGCGTCTTTTTGTTCTCTTGATAGATTTAAATTATCAAGTGTTGATCTATATTCTATTTTAAATTCTTTAGCATCCTCTATACGAGGGAAATCATAAAAGTGTAAACCCTCACCTTCTGGTGGATTTAATGCTTTCTTAGCAATACCTTTAAGGATTTGACCACCTGATAGATCACCAATGTATCTTGTATAGTGATGTGCAATTAATAGATATGGATTATCATTGAAAACTTCATTAATTCTGTAACAATACTTATTACATGCTTCTGTGGGTATCTGTTTCTCTCTCCACATTGGCCCATAATAATATCTAAGATCTCTTTGTATAAAAGCAGTACGGAATAATAATACATTCCATTTCTTTATTTCATTCACAAATGGATCATTGGTTTCTTGAATCCTTTCTTCCATTGTTTCATAGACATACCAAAAGTTAGTAATCAATTTACGATACTCTTCTGGGTCTAGCACCCCTTTAAGAAATGAAGCAACAAATTTAGTATTCTCTGCTGCAGAGTGGGACTTTTTAGTTCCTTCCTTTATTTCTTTAGAAAATTGTATAGTCATAGTTAGTTTTCATCATTTAAAGTTTCATGATTTCCTAGAGTTTTATACTCTAGTTGGGCTCTTAAAAAAAGAACTTCTTTTTTCAAAAGTTTCTTTTCTTGTTCTAATTTTTTGATTTCTTTCTCGTAGATGATAATCATATCTTTGAGGTTAAGGTTTTCATTTTCTAATTCCCAATCCACTCATTATACCATATATTCGTAGAAGCTTAACTATTTAACAGTTTAATATTTTCTTCATAAAAAAAGAGACCCCGTAGGGTCTCTTTGAGTAATATGTAATATGAATTACATAAGGTTCTTAACCTGAACACGACGGTAGTAAACGTTGGTGTTAGCAGTAAGAGCACCAGCACCTTGAGTTGTACCACGTGAGAATGGATTGGCAACCATACCATAACGAGTCTTGAAGCCAATCTTAGGTTGGAATGTATCCTGACCAATGGATCTGACCATTTGGAGAGGTACATAAGGACAGTAGAAGATACCTGCATCATAAGCAGATGTTCCTTTGTATCCCATTACATAGAAGTGATTGTCAGCAACGTTTGCAGAGTATGGGTCAACATAGACCTTAATACGTCCGTTTAGTGTACCAACTAATGTGGATTCAGTGTCATCAACGCCTGTTAGACCATTGTTTCCACCAAGAGCAGGAGCGTAATCAAGTACACCTGCCATTCCTAGAGCACTTGCAACGTCAGCAGAGCAGACGATGAAGTTACCCTTTCCACGACGAGTCTCTTGACCAATCGCATTAGCATCTCTTTCGATTTGATAGATAAGACCTTTGAATTTCTCAGCCATCCATCTTCCGTTTGAGTCAACGTCTAGGTCGAATTGTCCACCAGTAGCAACGTTGTTTTGAGCACCAGGCTTAGCAGTTACGTAGATTGTACGAACAACTTCACGGTTGATCTCAGCAAGAACTTCAGCAGACAAAATGTTTGCAAGTTCTGCTTCTGCATCTAGACCGTGGATTGCTTTCAAGTCCTGAGCAAGTTCTAAACTGTACTCGGCTTTTAGCGCACGACCTTTTGCTTCAACAGCGACTTTCTCGATGGAGAATGACATCTCACGGAAAGCTGTTCCAGCGGATGATCCAAGAGCTTCCTGAGTTGCTGTGTTCATACCACCAACAGCAGCATAGTTGCCAGGTGATGCGTCATTCAGAACTGAAGGGTTTGTTGCAGCTTCTCCAGTTGCAGCACTGTAAGCACCATCATCAGCAGAGAATCCTGTTGGAACCTCATCATAGAATGATTCGTTGGTGAATACGTTAGGTGTTGCACCGTTACCATCACGGTCTGTACCACGATGTGAGCGCATTGCGAAGATTAGACCTGTAGGGCCAGACATTGGTTGAACACCGCAAATGTCATATGCCATCAACTTAGGCATAGAACGGCGAATCAAGCTGATTAGTACAGGGTCGAAACCTTGGTTAGGTAGAGCAGCTGAACCACCAAATCCACCAGTTCCAGCGGAGTTAGTTGGTTGTTCTGTAAGGATACCACGCTCTTCTTGCATAAACCTTTCTTGGTTTTCAAGAAGTACAGCAGTTACAGCTCTACGATGATTATCTTTAATATTCTCAAGACCATCGTGCTCCAGTACGGGAGCCCACTTTTCTTGAAGTTTTTCTGCGTTATACATTGAGAATTTTACCTCTTTA